GCCGTGCTCTCCCCTGCGTCCATCCGTGGGTATCGTACGGCCCAGCGAACAGCCTTTGACGATATCGCCGCCGAGGATATCCGTGACCTGACCTCCGAACGCGTGCAGCTCTGGATTTCGTCCCTGAGCGCCACACGTGCCCCAAAGACCGTCCGTAATATCTACGTGCTATTGTTGTCCGCCTGTAAGATGTTCGCGCCCGGAAAGGCCTTTAATGTGTCTCTGCCGGTAAAAGCCAAATTGCAGTACAACCTACCGACGGATGCCGACGTGCAAAAGCTCATCAAGTCCGTCGAGGGCACGGAGCTGTGGATTGCGCTCATGCTCGCATACTATTACGGACTCAGGCGCGGCGAAATATGCGCCCTGACCTCCGATGACCTGAATGACGACCTGCTGACCATCAGCAAAGATGTCGTCGCCGATGAAAACAACATCTGGGTCATAAAGCAGACGCCGAAGACCGCCGACTCATACCGCGTCCTGAAGCTCTCAGAGCCCGTTCTGGGCGTCCTGAAGGCTGTGGACGGTAATTTCATCACCTGCACGCCAAATGCCCTTCTGGCGCGTTTCAGGCGGGCTATAGCGAAGGCGGGGATACCGCCGTTCAATTTCCACCTGCTCCGGCACTGCTACGCAACCAGAGCCGCCACGCTGGGCATCGCGGATATCTACGTGGCGAAGATGGGCGGATGGAAACCGGGCAGTCCCGTTTTGAAGTCGGTCTATCAGAACGCCATGCAGGACGAATTGTTGCGGCAGATGGATAAGATGAATAGTGCTATCCCTTGACCCTTGGCGTGACATATTTCGTGTCATATAGATTACCAGAAACGGTATTTTTCTACCATTCGTGGTAATTTCTTAACCAAAAGTGGTAATGTGCAAAGCCGCATAATTCCAATAAAAAACGGGGACTCCCAGATTTACTGAGAATCCCCTTGAAATGGAGTAGACGGGAGTCGAACCCGCTCAGATGCCTTATTTACTGGACATCGCGGGAGGTCGTGTCATATGGCGTGACATATTCGGCCATGTCTACTCTGTTTTTATGATCGCGCTGATCCCTTTGCCGATCAGCAATTTCTTCCTCGTTTCCGCATTGGCTTTCGAACTGAAGCTCCCAGCCTGGATCCTGTACTGGCCGCCGGTCTCTTTGATAAAAGCATCAGGAACGACTTTCTTTACCCTCACGAGCTGTTTCTGGGCATTGGCTTTCACAGAGTAAGCCCCTGCCTGCACGATATACGTGGTCTTCTTCTGCGTCTCCTTGTTCTCTTCTTTCGTATACCGCAGGCAGAAACGCCAGCCATAATTGAACCAGGCTTTTACAGAGATCTCTTCACCTGTCTGATCCCCGGCTTTACCGTTCTCTGCCCCGGTAAACGCATTGCCACGGGCGCCGACGAGCCGGTGTTTATCATCCACGACCATTTCCACGTGCTTACCCGGCAGGAGCACCACATCACCCGGAATCATGCCTTTGCCGGTTTTAAGATTGACTGTAGAAGAAACATCTTCAAATCCCGCTGCCAGGAGCTGCCCTCGCATCGTGGCGGTATAAGCATCAGCAGGAATGGAAGTCAGACCAGCTGCGCGCCAGGCAGCTGCGATAAAGCTGCTGCAGGCATAATCAGGACCCGTCCTTGCGCCTTTCGCATTGTTGTACCCGTGCGAATTGTCCTTCGCCGTGGCAAGCGCCCAGTCTATGGCCTTCTGCACCGTCGTCTTCGCCACTATTTTCTCCCCCTTCTTCGCGTCATACCTTGCCAGGCCAAAGCGCCGGATAATGCTGCAGATCTTGTCCACATACTTCGTGTCCGTCGCATACCCGCCTGCCTTGATCAGTTTGATGGCGGCTTCATAATCCGTGCACTCAGTCAGCCCGGCATAGCGCAGTTTGCTGCCGTTTTTCGCGCCAAGCAGATATGCAGCATGGTCCGCAATGGAATCCTCGATGCACGGGTATTTCCTGAAGTCGGCCTCCTTGTAGTACGTGCTTCCTGAGGCTGTCTGTTCCTGCGTCTTTTTCGTGTACTTGCTCTTCCCGTCCCAGGTCGAGCCTGGCCAAGTGTTTCCCGACAGCGTGCACTTCATCCCGAATACATTATTTGCGTTCCTGGCGAGGTCCGTCGTGACATATCCGCTCTCCAGGATCATCTGCGCAGCTGTCACACTTGGAAGGATCCCGGAATTGTCACAGTCGTATACAAGATCCAGGATCTTTACGGCAGCAGCGGCCTCTGACAGACCGGCGAACTCCGCAGCCTGTGTTCCCTTCTTCTCAGGCTCTTTCTCGGCGGCTCCGATCAGTTTCTTAAATCTGGCCCAGTCTCCATGCGCCATGATCTCGGACGGGCAGTTCTTGGCGCAGACATCATAGTGACGGTATACGTGATCCGCGGGGATCCCCAGCTCCTGCATGACCATCCTGCAGGCCCGCACGGTGTTCTGGAATGCCTTTTCATAATCGTATCCTTCGTTCACACACATCTCGATGCAGATACTGTTCCGGTTATTCACCATCCCAAAAAGCCGCCCGCCGTAGTTAACGCCCACATGCCAGGCACCGCGGTTCCATGGCAGGCACTGGAAGATATCCTTGTCGTCAACCACGATGTGCCAGGACATGTCGTCGATGTACCCGTTCCGGAGGCTGGAGGCGTGCGCCTGGGCTGTAGCTCCGGGCTTGTAATTGCCGGTGTTGTGAATGACGATATACTTCGGATCGTTGCCCGAATAGCTGTTGTTGGTCGTCAGGTAGGTTTGATCAAACATTGTCCACCTTCTTATCATACGCCGTCTTCAGGGCAACCACGATCGCGCCGACCAGCGTATCAATGCCGGTCAGGGTCGCAACGATCTGTTCGGAATAGGGAATATTCCAGATATTCGCCACGGATGCGAGGAAGGCCAGAACCGGCGTTAAGATAAGTGCAATTAACTTCAGCGTGTCGTAGGTTTTATTACTCATCTGCCGTCATCCCCTTTCTCAAGGTCACCAATACGATTGTTAGCCACTTTGATCTTTTCGTCCATCACAGCAATCTTTTCTTCCACGTTGTACATCCTCTCTATCATCGAGTTATGCTTATCGACCTTCTTTTCAAGCTGCTCGATGCGATAGTTCATCAGCTTGTTGGCGGTCATGATGCCAGCGAGAGAGCCGATAAGTGTACCACATAAAGAAAAGACCGCTACTAAAACTTCTGGAGCCATGTCTTAGTCCTCCATCGTTGTCCAGCCGTATACTCCAGGTTCATAAGTGCAGTAATCCATGTCGCAGACCCAATGTTTACCGTTATGCGATACCTTATCGCCCTTCATGTAGGCGTCATGTGCGCCTGCCGGTTGCTTCCAGTCTGGCCACTCATCCAGTGATACCACCGTCCACAGGGCGGGCGTTTTATCAGGCGTCCAGTCAGCCTGAGAGGTGTGCGACTGCACGCATCTGTACAGTGTTTCACCGTATCTGACACGGTCAGCGGGAGCGTCATCTGTTTTAGCTTTATAGTCCGTGCCGGTCTTCCATGCTGGATAAAGCTCCATCGCATCCAGTGCGTCCTCATCCGTGAGGGATATAGCGGCTTTCTCGATGTACTGGCGCAGTTTGTAAGCAAGTGCTCTGCTAATCAATTCATATCACCTCCTAATAGGATATCGAGGATTTCCTCCGCATCAGGCTCGACCGGTGGGTCTTCCACGACCTGCCAATCCTGTATCACCTCATCATCAGTCTCACTGTACACGGGCTCCAGATGATACCCTTCCTCAACCTCTGGCATCGGCTCAATTCTCAGAGGCTTATAGCCGAGCGGCAGGAGGTGCTCTGCTGTCGGATTGTATACGATGGTATCTCCATCTTTAATCTTTCTGGGCGCATATGTGAGCCGCCTGTCAATGAGTTTTACATAGGTCATACGTCATCTCCCTTTTCAAATGCACCAGAACCTGCGTTTGTGAAAAAACTGTTGGATACAAGGTCATACATGCCGATTACATCATCTGATTTTCGATAGCACGGTACAAAATCACGGACAAGAACTCCGTCCATGTAGATTTGCAAATAGTAGAAGTTCATCCCTTCTGGCTGGTTGCCGAGTGTGCCGTCGTTGTTGCGACCGAAGATGTAAAACGTGCCCGTACCGTTTGCATTAGCCACCTTGCTGCTGCTACCGCTTACTCCATTAAGCACAATCTGCTGGTCACGATTCTTAAATGTCGCATCCGCTTCATAAACAGTGTTAGGCGAACATGCTGGACCGTAAAAGTAAGAACCCCATGCAAACTGTGATTTCCATGAATAGTAGCCAAAGAAACTATATTGCGTAGTTGAGCCATCGCCTTTTCTCGTTGCGACACCGTAACAATCAGATGAACCAAGATGCACATACTTGGCGACCATTCTAATGGTGGTAGCAGAGCACGCCACGCCAGTATCAATATACGCCCCGTTTTTAGACGGGATACCGACCCACTCAACTTCCTGATACGCGCTTGGTAGACGGTCTCCGCCTTGTTCCTTTGCCGCCATCATTGCCCGTCTTCGTATCATGACCAACTCACCGCCAATCCGTAACCCTGATAAACATTGATTTCATAGGTCTTTGATGCTTCGACCGTGAAATCATCGGGCATCGTGATGCCCGTCATGGTCAGTGTTGTTGCCGTTGTTCCAGAGGTAAAACGGAAAGCATAGGGGCCGCCAGTAGCAGGACAGGTGATGGTCAGCGCAGACATCTCAGGCCAGATATAAAAAGTATTCTCCGCAAGCGTCTGACTTGTGTCTGAAGCTGTCTTTGTGACAATGGTAGTCTGCTCCTGCAGTCCCGTCACCGCACCCGTCCTGCCGTTGACAGAGATAACAGGATTAGAACTGCTCTGCCCATCCATCACATCAAACGTGTGCGTCCCGCTTGCGTCAGTGATAGTTACTCTGTGACCGCCAGTGATATCAGTGACTGTGACTGTAGGGGAAAAACCAGATGCGCCTGTTGCACCAGTATCGCCTTTTGGTCCTTGTGCACCCGTGTCCCCCTTCGGACCTTGTTCCCCGGTCGCACCAGTATCGCCTTTCGGTCCTTGTTCGCCAGTATCGCCTTTCGGGCCTGCCGGGCCGGCTTCACCAGTATCTCCTTTGGGTCCTTGCGGTCCGGTAGCTCCAGTATCACCCTTAGGTCCCTGAGGGCCGTCGAATTCCCCGGATGTTTTTGCGGTCGCCAGTGCGCTGTTGATCGCAGTCTGCAGCTGCGCCACTGCAATCGCGCCGACATCTTCGGCATCAAGAACCACATCCCCGGTCTCCCCGTTCACGCTCTGTACAGGGACGTCGATAGGATGCTGTTCGATGTAATCTGCGACTGCGTCAGCGAGATCCTCCGGAGATACACTGCGGTCATCAATGTACTTAATCATGGCGTCAAAATAAGACTGCAGCGCATCAGGAACGACTGTGTCGGCTGTAATGGAGTGATTGACATAGGTCTGCAAGATCACGGTCTTGGCAAGTGTATCATCTACTTTCCAGCGGATTTCTGCCTGCCCGTCTCCGGCAAACGCTGTATCCGTGTCAGACACAGTCCAGGTCAGACGGTTGCCGTCTCTCTGCGCGCTGATCAAGTACGGCGCGAGATCCTTGCCTCTCTGATGCACAAGCTCCGCAGTGCCATCGCCGTAGTCTTCGATCAGCCCGGACAAGTCGAAAATGATCTGTCTGACGCCGTTCTCCATCTGCCTGCCGAGGGGCAGTCCCTGAGGTTCGCGGAGGTCAATTTCAATCACAATCATGGCATTTTTCCTCCAATGCTTTTACTTTTTCGGATAACTCCTGTACCGCCTTTGTTAGGTACGCAACGACCTGGTACACGTTGACCTGTTTCTCGTCCATATTGCCGTCTTCGTCGTATCCACCGCCGAGGGCAAGGTCAGGGTCGATCTCTTCCAGCTCATCCGCGATGAAGCCGATGCTCTGGTGCTTCCCGTTCCGTCGCCAATCGAACTGCCGCAGCTGCATGCGGTTCACGGCGTCAAGTCCGTTTACATCCGTGTCTTTGATGTGCTTTTTCAGGCGGACATCAGAAGTTGAAGATGACCATATGGTTTTAACCGAATAATTATTGCCGGTTTCGCCCCACTGGCCCGATACCCTGACCTGATAATTGGAGCCGTCCAAACGGGCAGACATGTAAGCGACCCGGCGGCCATCCGTACCATAAGAACCGACCGGCTTGTAGAAGCCGTTGTAGGTCTCCACGCTTGTCAGGCTCGTCGGGTGCGGGATGCGGACATTGAGGTCTGTACCCGAATAGATGATGTAATTCCCCTCGCTGGCATCATACAGACCGACATTTCCAGAGGCTGTCGATACGAACCTGCCCGTCCTCCCCGTGGTGGAGTGATTGCACTCAAAAGCCGAACCGTACATTCTGGCATAGGTGTCAGCAGTTTCCACTTTTACGTTGTTCGGACTGACTGTTGCGCCATTAGTGACCGCTGAGTTCCAGACGCTCCACGATGTAGCATTGATGGTGGACGAACCAGAGTCCTGAACCTCCAGATACAGTTCACCGGGATTGATATCGCTTCTGTAGTACTTGTTCCTGTACTTGTGGTATACGCTGAGACCGTTTGCGTTAAGGGTCACATCCGCACTGTCCGATGAATTGTTGTACTTCGCCGAAAAAGAATTCGCCTGAATTACGCCGCCGTTGATCGTTGTCGTGTCAGTCGATTCCAGGGATGCAACCGTGACATACCCGGCGAGATCGATCTTCTTAGCCGAAATCTGGACTGTGTCAGCTGTCTGGTTGATGATGGACACCAGCTTGTCGCCGTCAGATACCACGCTTCGGATATATTCGGATGTCCGAATAAACTCAGAGTACTGACCTTCCACACCGATGAGGCGCTTCTTCATCAGTTCGGCCTGCACTTCTACTTCTTTTACCTTGGTATCATCTGTTGGCGGGGCTGTTTCGTTGCCCACGATCCACGCTCTGCCGCCGGATACACGCACCTGCACCGTATCACCTTTCTTGCAGGCGATGGTCATGGTCACCGGCGTTTCCGGAACACCGCCGGGGATGTGCACGTATGCTGTGGATCCAGAGACGCGCACGACCTCCGCGCGAGTATCGTAGGGCTCTGTGCCCTTCTCTTTTTCTTTAATCGCCTCAGCAAGTCTGCTGATACCATCACTCATGTGTCGCATCCTCCTGTGTGCTGCAGCTCATCCCGATCGTGATCGTCTGGTTGCCGATCCTGAACAAGCCCTGTATGCCGATATGCGGATAATGGAGCCTGATCAGGTCGACGGGGAATACATCCGGATCATACCGGCGTTTATACGTGACCGTTCGGGACGGAGCCTGCAGCTCTTTCAGCCGCCTCTGCGCATACGCTGCGAGCGTTTCCCGGTCGCCAAGCGTGACTGACTTTTCCTGCTTCCAGATCTCCCTTCCGCGCGATACAGTAGACAGAGCGCTGTTCGGATCGTCGTCCCGCGCTTCTGCTGTTGACTCGCCCGAAACTACCCTGAGGCAGTTGGGGCAGGCATACCAGTCATAGGTATGTGAGACCGCCGGTTCGATGCTGTCACCCTCAAAGATGTCAAATGCGGCAGCGGGCTTATCCGGCATCGGGCAGATCCGTACGCTGCCGTCTCCGGAGATCCTGATCTGCCAGCCGATTGCTTCCACGATCCGGCGCGCCATGGATGCATTGCTCTCCCCGTTCTCAGCAATGACCGCCTCAGTGAGCGCAGGAGCGTTATCATCAAACGTGACCGGAGCGGGGCAGTCCCGCAGCAGCTCCGCAGCCAGCAGGGCGCCATTCGCACCGGCGGCTGCATAATAACCACGCGGTAACAGGATATCCTCAGCCGGTTTGAGCACGCTGTAGCACTCCACGCGGTAGGATTTTATCCTACCATTGATGTCTTCTCTCGGCGCTGATGTCAGCCCGGTGAACAGCGCTACGCGCGCACCGTCCCCTTCCTGCCGCGCCACAAGGTACAGTCTGATCCAGCGCTCGCCCGGATCAATAAGCATATTCAGGTCTGCAGAAGCATCGCCGGATGACCGTGAGATCGAGCCGCCGGTGCACTGCAGGTCCTCCGTGTCCCGCCAGGTCAGCGGGTCCACGGTCTTCAGGACGAATGATGCGGAAAAACCTCTTCGCCAGTCCATCACTCACCTTCTTCCTGCAGCTGGTTCCACTCGGTAAGCGTCATCCCCTCATACCCTTCAGGATCAACCTTTTTAATGCTGAAATCGTATGTAATCGCGATGCCCTTATAAGGTCTGTTCTCGCTCACCTGCACATCCGCATTAAAGCTGGACCCATCAGGCGTCCTGACATGGCACACGCCGGTCCACTCCGCCAGATCCCGGATGATTGAGATCTTATTTAACTCCCTGATCTTAGTACTGTCGCATGAGAGCGACAGGTCACGCGTCACTCCGGGGTTCCAATCGCCCTGGACGGATCCCCCCAGGTATGTGGTCCGTGTGAAGGATTTTGTCCAGGAATTATCCATACTGTTATTGCTCGGCAGGATCAGCTTTTGCCCGCCGAACTCGATGACCACGCCGCGATTGTCGAGCAGGTCGCCGTCAGTAGCGTCAAGGTCAAGCCACGCCAGCTGGTTATCGGCAGTAATGTAATCGCCATATTTCGATTTCTCGACGATCCTGTGACCGCCGAGACCGCCGAAGGCAGGATACGGATCGACATACACTGTGCCGAACTCGCCGTCCTCGATGATCTTTTCGGGTTTGTCCGCCGACAGTCTGTAGACATCGAAGGTGTCGGTCGTGTCAGGATCCGATGCGGTCACCGTGATCAGCGCGATCTGCTGTGCAGTGTCGATCGTGACTGTTGCCGTTGGAATTCCCGGCTGAGTATCCCATACAACGCGGAAACGCTGCGAGACGGTCGACCGCTGCCCGAGCTCATCCGATACGGTCGCGATCAGATCGTAGGTCGCCCCATCATCCAGCGGACCATTAAGGTTCGCATACGTGATCGTCACGGCAGTTTCACCGATAACCTGAGTGCTGAAGATCTGCTCGCCTTCATATCCGTCGAACTGGGTATCGTCAGGACGGTCGATGTGGTACTCTTCAGCACGAACGATATCGATGGTTGTCGTACCGCCGGTGCTCGCACCCGTGGCGGTCACAGACCACGCGTCCATGTTCCGGAGCTCATATTCGCCGGTTTCTTCATTCAGCGTCAGCCCCGTGGAGGTAAATGCAGCCTCAAGCGCTTCTGCTACCGTGATGCCGGAAGGAGCAGACCAGTCCGAGGTCTTACCGCTCTCAGAGGTCACCCGGACGCACACCATATGATCCGTGCCGGTCTCCCATTCCGGAGTGATCGCCACGAAATGCGAATCTGTCGCGTGGGCAAGGATATCGCCGTAGGTGATCACGCCGTCGGTCACGGTCGCTTCGCATACCTCAGCAGCTGCCTGCTCGGTTCCGTCGGTGCTGGTATAATCCCACGAGATCGTCACGGACTGATCAGAAGTAATCACAGAGTTGCTGATCACGATGGACGGGATGGCGGGCGGTGCAGACATGTCGACCTCCACCGGGTCGCACCAAGGACCTTCCGTGATGCCGTCGTCCGTCTCTCTGTTCAGCTTCACACGTATCCAGTATTTTTTCCCGGCCTCGACGCCGGCGATATTCCAGGATGTGGCGTTCTTGTTCGCTACCTCGTAGACCGTCGGCTCATCGGTACTTTCCCATGCGTCTTCATGGTCAGACCATGCTAACGTGGCACTGGTAGCCTGCCGCCAGCTCCACTTCCACGACACCCTGATATGTCCGTCACCGATCTCAGCAGATACATCTGCTGGCGCAACCGGCAAAGAGGTGTTCTGCCATGCCCGCGTCGAAGTCATTGTCGTTGTGACTGCCACGCTGGATGGGGTCGTATCGTTGCCTGTGACCACGTTTTTGTAAGTACCTGTTGCCGCATAGACGCCCACCGACGAAGTCACACCTGACGCATACGGGATATAAACGGTCTTGGTGGTTGTCCCGGAAGGCATGATGCCGACCGGCACGATCTTGTCCGGCGCGGAGGAATCTTTATAAATGATGATGAGGAAAGATCCCGCCACATCACTCTGGTTCTCGGCGTTGACCGTAGCCGCTACCGCCGTAGCACTGGAAGAAGCAGGATCAGCCACGGATACGCTGGTAAGCACCGGCGGCGTCAGTCTGCCCTTCTGTGCGATCAGGACGTCGCTGTATGCCGTGTTTTCGTCGTGGAGCACCGCCGTCCTGACATACACGCACTGATCAAGCGTTACCGCATTTGGCGCGTTGAAGACGTGCGTGTCGTCCGAACCGATGGGCTTTCCGACAAACCCTTCGTTCCACCCAGCGCCGCCCGGGACGGTCAGGTTGTTGTCCGCCGGGGTCTCGATGGCGTACTCTGTCGTCACCGTATCGACCGGGAACTGGCTGTCACGCGGGCACTTGTGTTTCGATGTGATCTTAGTTCCAGCGCCGACCGTGGAGCCGGTAGCGGTCAGGATGATGGGCTTTTTCGGCATGCTGTACGCGTGCGACCTATACACCCACGGGCTGTATCCTGCCGGGCCGTATGACCGAACCCTGAACCACCTGACATAACCTGCGGTCGCTGATGTTTCCGTATAGGTCACGCCCGTTTCCGGGTTCGTGCTGGTGCCTGTCACCGCATTGCTCCACGTGTGATGGACGCCGTCGTTCGTGTTTTTGCAGGTTAATGTCTGATACTGCACGCGAACGAATGGCTTCGCGTCGCTGTCCGATACGTTGACTTTCCAGCTGAATCGTCCGGCGTTCGTGGCGCTTCGCGAATAGGAAAGCGTCGGCGTTGACGGAATCTTCGCCGTCCACTCTTTTGTCACCCAGTCACTAGCAGCGGGCGTGTACTTGACTTTATCTTTCGTATACTCCTTACGCTTTCCACGGATCCAGAACTTGACCCATTTCGGATAATCGGATACGGTCACAGTATACGAGGTCAGTTTGACGCCGATCTTCAGCTTCTGCTTCTTCTGACCGGCGATCTGGTAGTTCAGCCACTGGCCTGCGCCATGATCTCCATCTACGATCTTCCAGGAGAATGTAAATTTTTTACCCTTCCGGGCTATGGTCAGCCCGGAGGGTTTCTTGGTAACACTTTTCGAGGCCATTTATGCCATCCTCATTTCCCGGCGCAGAGTCCGCGCGATCTCATCAGCGATCTCCGGAGCACTGCCGCCGTTGATGTAGAAGTTATTGACCATGCCGCCATTTCCGTAGCGCTTGTCCATCTCATCCCAGAGCTTATCCAGGGGCAGGACTGCCTCAGGTCCGCTCTCGCCGCCGATCGCGCCGAACAGGGTGGGCTGCGTTAAGATACCGCCCTGTGCAAAGTAAGTGTAACCGGCGAGGCTGATGCTGGGATAATCCACGGAAGACTTGCCGTCCGAAGACCGCGCCGTCTTCATGGACGCGCTGATTACGGGTAAGTGTCCGTGGAGCGTCGGAAGCGACCACGAGAAGTTCATCGCGCTGCGCATCGCGGACACGGCATTGTTGACCGCCACGCGCGCATTTGTGAGCGACCACGTGCTGACCGCAGGAACACTAAGTTTCAGATTGGTAAACACGGTCTTCATGGCGTTGATGGTCGTATTGGTGACACGTGCCAGCTCCGTATAGGACTGAGTGTCGACTGCTGCGATCTTCAGTTTCACGTTTTTAAACGCGTCGGACATGTCGCCGGTCGTAACTTCGACGGTATCCATCGCGTCATCGACTGAAGAGGTATCAACCTCGCCTGTCTTCAGCTCTTCCTTCTGCTCGCCGCCGCCAAATAAGCCCTTGATCCAGTCCCACGCATCAGATGCGGCCTGTTTCAGACCCGCGAACGCATCAGACGCAAGCTGTCCGAAGTCGGGCCACTCGATCTCGAAGCTGCTGAATACGTCCTTGACATTAGTCCAGATCTCGCTTGCCTTCTCCTTGACATTGTTCCAGACTGTGCTGACGTCGATTGACGGCAGGTTGATTTTCTCGGTCAGGAAGTCCTTCGCGGCATTGAAAATGTCTTCTGCCGTGCCGGAAATGGTCGACCAATTCAGCATACCCACGACGGGCAAGTCGATCTTCTCAGTCAGGAAGCCCTTCGCCGCGTCGAACAGGTCGCTGGCAGTGGTCTTGATGCTGTCCCATGCTTTTGTGGCGATGGCAACGACGCTGATCTCGCCGCCGAACACATCCTCTACGTGGGTCCACAGGTCGCTTGCAGTTGTCTTAATCGCGTCCCACGCGCCGGTCGCAATGCTGACGACGGAGATCTCGCCGGTGAAGAAGTTCTCTACTTCCGTCCAGAGATTGCTTGCCGTTGTCTTAATCGCATCCCATGCTGTTGTGGCAATGCCGACAACCGAAATTTCGCCGCCGAACAGGTTCTCAACCTCTGTCCAAAGGTTCCCGGCGGTAGTTTTGATTGCATCCCATGCTTTTGTAGCAATGTCGATGACCGAGATCTCGCCCGTGAAAATACCCGTTACTGTATTCCAAAGATCGGTTGCGGTCGTTTTGATGGTATCCCACGCTTTAGTGGCGATGTCCCCGACGGATATCTCGCCGGTGAATACGCCCTTGACGGTCTCCCAAATGCCCTGTGCCTTACTGATGATCGGCTGAAGGAAGCCCATGACCTTGTCCGCGATCGGGCTGAAGAATGTGCCGACTGCTTCAGAGACGCTCTTCCAGATCCCGGACAGCTTCTCACCGAGGCTCGCCGCAGCCTCTTTGACCTTGTCCCAGTTTTCCCAGAGTGCCACGCCCGCAGCAATGACCGCTGCAATCGCCGCAACGATCAAACCGATCGGGCCGGTCGCCACTGCAGCGATGACGCCGCCGCCCCCCGCAACTGCACCGGTCGCTGCTGTGATCGCACCGATCGCACCGCTGATCAGACCGATGACCGTACTGATCGCACCCGCAACCTTGCCGACCACGATGAGCACCGGGCCGACGACCGCCGCGATACCGGCGATCTTGATGATGAGCTGCTGTGCTCCGGGTGATAATCCTTCCCAGCCGCTCCGGAGCTTCTCGACCACATCCAGCATTGACTGCATCGCGCCCTGGATCATCGGCGCGGCGGAATTAACCAGGTCAGCGCCCATCAGCTTAAGGTTGTTAAGTACGAGCGTCATCTGATCGAGAGGATCAAGCGTCTCGTTAAATGTGTTTTCCGTCGCACCGGCGAAGTCGCCCATGGAACCGGCAAGGTCGTCGAGGTTCAGCGAACCGTTTTTCGCCGCAGTGTAGAATGCGTCGCCCGCTTTCTTGCCGAACAGATCGTACGCGGCCTGAAGCTTCTCGGTGTCGGACGCGTTGCTTCCCATTGTGGTTGAGAAGTCAGACAAGGCGCTGTCGAGGCTCTTGCCGTCCTTGACCGCCGACTGCATGGCCTTCTTCAGGCCAGCCATGGCTGTGGAGCTGTCCATACCGGACCGTTCCATCTGACCGAGGAAGCCGACGGACTCTTCGGCGCTAAGTCCCAATTCCTGGAATGCCGTAGCGTTCTTCTCAAGTCCGGATGCGAGGGTATCGACAGAGATGCCCGTCTTCTGGCTCGTGTAGGTCATCGCGTCCAGCAGAGAACCGGCGCTTGATGCATCCTGCCCGAACGAAGTCAGAACCTTTGCGGACGATTCAATGGCGCTGGTAACATCTGTGCCGTTGACCTCGGCAAACTGGATAAATGAGGTCGTGAGGCCCTCCAGCTCATCGCCGGTCACGCCGAACCGCGTGTTGAGTTCGCCGACCGCTTCAGCCGCTGTCTGGAAATCTGTCGGGACCGATGTAGCCACGTTGGAGACGACCGTCTGCAGACCTTCCAGCTCGGTTCCCGTTGCGCCGGTCCTGGTCGCCACGGCGTCCATGGCTTCGTCAACCTCTTTCCACGCGGAAATGGAAACCTTCGCAACAGCCACGACGGGCGACGTGATGCCCTTGGTTAGAGCTCCGCCGACTGCCGTTGCTTTCTCGCCCATGCGGCCGAGGCTTTCCTGCCACTTCTCGAGGGTGACATTATGCTTTTCGAGCTCGGAATTGACCTCTTCAAGCTGACTTTCGTATTTTGACAGCGTGCCCTTCGCCTTCTCGAGGGCGGCGCGCTTCTTCGCGATGGCCTTCTCGTTGGCGTTTTCGTCGTTCTCCATCTCTTCAAGCTGAGATGAGAGCACCTCGACCTTCTTCTTGTAGGCTTCGGTCTGTGAAGTGAGGTATTTCTGCCGGTCACCGAGTTTCTTACTTGCCGATGTGTTGCTGTCGTATCCCTCTTTGGCCTTCTTAAAGGCCTTGTAGTTTTCCTGAGAGGCCTGAGTAACGGCCTGCAGCTGGCTCTTAAAATCGCTAACGCCTTCAGCGGTAAATTCAAGACCTACGCGCTTAATGTCTTCCGCCATTACTCAGCACCTCCTCTCTAAATTCCAGATAACTCTTGTTGTGTACGCGCATGAGGTAAATCTCCTGCAGTTGCTCCTCGAACAGTTTCTTCTGTAGTTCCTGTATGGATTGCAGGAGCCGTCCATTGCGCACCCAGTGCGTCAGGATTCGGTCCGCCCCGCTGCCATAGCGGCGGTAAATCTCATCCTGGAACCAGAACTCGAGGTTTTGGTAAACAATTTCAAAGCACGTGTAAAAAAATCAACGAACGCGTCCCTGTTCACATAGCCATCGATCAGTTCGATGAGTTCCACACCGCTGATTCCCTCGATGTCTTCCGGAGTGCATCCGTAGCCGTCCGCAAGAAGCGCGAAGACCTCATTCTTGCACGACGAAAAGTTCGACAGCATCAGCTCAATGGCCTTCGTGATCATCACGTTCTGCGCTTCCTGCGCTGCGATGGCTGCGGCCCGCTGCTTCTCTGTCCACTTGTTCAGCGGAAGTGGGACCTGCTTACCGTCCTTCATGTATGTGGGCGGCTCAAACGACGCCTTAGATGCTTCGGCGCTGACCAGCTGCAGGAGCTGACCGACACCGAGCTTAGACAGGAGCGCCGTCATCATGAAGACCGCGTCCGCCGAAATATCCCTCAATTCGAAAACAGGGGCGACCGAAGCCGCCCCGTCGTTGTTCATATTTGCCATTTCTTCATAACCTCCCCTGTCAATTCATTATGCGCTCTGCAGAGCCTTGGCAGCCGCAGCGGTCAGGATCGGAGCCGCAAAGAACGCGGCTTCCGTAATTTTGTTCGTGCTCGTATCGCCGGTGAACACTCTGACATCAATGCCCTTCTCATCGTCCATGCGATAGGCGCGGATCGTGATGTCGTCCGTCTGGGAGCTGTGGGACTCGCCGGACGTCGCGGTGCTGTCGGTGTTCTCGATCAGCTTGCATTTCGGATACCAGCGAAGGTCCAGTTCGCCGGACTTCTTCTGCACAACGAAGCCGTAAGCGAAGTACGGGCGGGCAGCGCCGACCTTGCCCTCGACAACAACGCCGCCGTCAACAGCGTCGCCTCTCATCTTGGCAAGCAGCAGATCCGGGAACGC